ACACGGATCGGTTGATTGTTGAATTTCCAAATTAACGCCGGCACCCGGTCATTTGCGGCCTCGCAGGCTTGCTCCCACCAGTTTGATAGGAACCAACGGCCAGATTTGTACGCTTTACACTCGATTGCATAGCCAGGAATCTCAATATCGCACAATTTTGAGGTCTGATACTGGTCCAAGTTGCGTTTTACGCGAGTTTCGAGGCCTGATTGCTCAAAAAAAGCGTTTAAACGCTTGCAAATGTCGCGCTCAAAGGCGGCGCCCTTATTTCTAGAGTCTGCCATGTCGCGATAATAACCAAAAACACGGTAAAATCTAGACCAGCGGGACTCCTTCAAGCATTTTTCAGTGTCGGCTCCCCCTTTCGCTACCCATGATGCGGAATCCCTGACGCATTGGCGTTGGGGGGAGCCTCTTTTGTGCCTTAAATAATTTTTATAATCGTATGTACCAAACTCAGCTATAGCTACAGCGCTGCGGCCGCGCGCGCTGCGGGGGGTGCCGCAAAAAATCGCCTGGCGCCCTCGAGCTTTTTTTTCGGATCCGTAGAGACCCAGGTTTTGTAACTTCCTTAAATACATATTTACGTCAGTTACAGGATAATGCACCGCCGTGGTGCGCAAGATCGCGCCCACCGCTGCGCGGAAAAGCATAAGAACACCAGCGCTTATGCCTTTTTGGGATTTTTCGGGGATTTTCGGGGGGCGAAAAGAGCGAGGCTCTTTTCGCTGTTTAAAATACTTTTTTCAGCCTGATCGCTGTCAATGATCACGCTCACTAAAATCATTTGTCCCGCCAAGCAATTCGTTCAGCCGACGCTTAATGTCATCCTTGGTCATGGCGTCGATGTTGGCGTTGATATTCAGATTCTGAGATCGCTGAATCGTCAGCCCCGCCAGCTGGTTCAGCTCCTTTACGGCGGACACCGCGGCGTTGTAAGCACCTGTCTCAAAGCTGGTCTCCGCTATCTTCCACAACATGCTGCCGGTCTTCTCGGGAGTAATCGCGTACTTCGCCTTCAGCTCATCTTGCTTCATGCGGATCGCGCGCGTGACATGCGGGAAGGTCTCACCATCAAGCAGCTTGGTGCTACTCGCGCCCGGATAGCTGAACCCGGCGCGCCTGGCTGCTTCCGTTTGCCCACACGATCCCTCTGTGTAATGCCAGACAAACGCAGCCTGCATCTCAGTCAGCCCAAGCTCTGGATCTTCATCAAAGCCTTTCGGTACTTCGACTAGCTCGGGATGCGTCTTGCGCGGCCTGCCCCGCTTGCGCTTTGGCTCAGTCATTACTTATCACCGACAGTGTACAAGGGTGAGTAGGGTAGCAGTTTTCTATACACCATAATAAATACCTTACAAATCATTACCTCTATGAAATAAAAGTTCTGACTTCTATCTAGATATACCCTTACACTACCTAAGTGTTTATGCGGGCTGCAGAGCAGCAATCAGTGTACACAGTGTACATCCAACCCCAAATCTCACGATTTCAAGCGGCCTGTTAAGCTTACAACGCGATTTCGCAAAGTCCTTAGCGATCGCTCAAATCACCGCATTTCGGGCCCAGGTTGTACCCTTTTGCCCTCATTGTACCCTCAGTCTCCCCACCGATTACCAGCCTGGATCTCTCGATCCTCGATCGGTTCGTAGTCAAGGTCATATATCTTTTTGCCGTTTGATCGCCTAGGCTCGATGCCAAACTTATGCAACACCCGGGCCGCTTCTTTAAAGTCAGCCACCCGCGGATTCCGCATGCCCATGTCACGCAGCAGTTGCGTCATCTGCACGCCCTTCGTGTTTGTTGAGTCGAAGTCTACCTGCTGCAGGATCAGGTCTTCGACCGCCGACTGCGTGCGGCTCATCTCATTCGACTCATTCAAGAGCTCTCGCTCTTGGGCGTTGAGGAACCAGCCCTCGCCGGCATCATAGTGCTGGCTCTTCACCTCTGCCCACACCTGCTGCATATCAAGCTTGTGGTTGTAATTGATGTTCTTCACGCGCACGACCCAAAACCTCCGGTTGCCTGTGCTATCGCTCAGAAACTCGTTCTCGTTAACGCTCCCATAGAAAACCGTGCGTCGCCGATACCGGGAGAAACCGCGATCGTAGGGCAAGCGGAGCTCATCGTGGCTCTTGGTAATGAATGCCTTCAGCTGATCTAGATCTGCCTTTTTGAACGTGCTGGAGAGCTCGCCTAACTCACAGATCCAGTGGCTCACGCACTGCTTCACGCTGTCTTTGTCGCCAGGGTTGAGCGTCGCACCCTCAAGCAGCCAATCGCTATTCGGCGCCAGGGTCTTCATCCACTGTGTCTTGCCTAGGGCCTGTCTTCCGACAAACACCAGGATGCCCTCGCTGCTCACACCCTCCGGCCCACATGCTGCTGCTACGCAGCTGATCAGCCATTTCTTCATCAGCATGCCCTTCAGCACGTTGTCATCCGCGTCTACCGTGTCCATCAGAGCCTGCAGCCTGGGAGTGCCGTCCCAAGGCTTGCTCTCAATCCACTCTGCTACCGGGTTACTCTCCTGCGCCAGAAGCTTGAGATTGAATCGGACCCGATCGTGCGGCACTCCGAGCTGGATGCAGCGGTCTTCGATCTCTGTGACGGCCGCGTCCTCTTCGAGGTCTGCGATGAACTGGGTATCAGGGATCGTAATGTTCATGCGCTTCTTGATCACGTCGTAGAACACGCTGATGTTGTTTACTTTTAGCACGCCCAAGTGATTCTGCTTGGTCTGCATCATCCTGCCGCGCTCTGTGCGCTCAAAATCAAATGCGTTGGGGACCGCGACCTCTTGCAGCTTAGGCAGCAGCTCCCCCTCAATTGCCTGACTGTGGTCGTTGTAATCGCCCAGCGACTGCGGCATCAACACCTCTGCCTGCCCTTGGCGCTTCTGTATCAGCTGCGCTGCTTGGATCGCATACTTCTCGCCGGTCTTGGACTCATCAAAGTCGGCGATAAAAACGTGCTTGGCCTGGGGGTACAGCGAAAACATGACCTCTGCGACCGGCGGCAAGTTGCCAGCATCAAACGACACGGCGACGGGTTCGCCTGTATCTCGGTGATAAGAGGCCGCTGTAGCGTATCCCTCCGCGTAATTGATGACAGGTGCCGTGTCGATGTGTTCACGGCCGATACAGTAGAACCCGCCTTTTTTCTTCCCGCCCTTCAGAAAGACTTTCTGGCCGTCTGGGCTGATGAACTGCAGAGTCTGAACGTGCCAATCTCTAGAGTATGCTGGGATCACCAGCGCTTCTTTGTACTGTTTGAGGCCGTAGCTTGGGACGCCCTTCAGCTCCAGGTAAGGGTGCAGATCGCAAGGCTTTGCCTGATCCCACATGGTCTGCGCTTTTTTGGCTACGCGGGTGTTTTCAATCTGCTGCGCCTGACGGGCTTGTAACTTGGCGTCCTCAATCTCTTGCTTTTGCTTGGCGGTTAGGCGCCTGGTGCGCCTGTTCTCATCCTGCCAAACCACCCGCTCCCCGGTATCCCACCGCTCGAAAAAACCGTAAGGATTGTCATCGAACCAGCAGACATACCATACGTTGGGTTTGAGCCTGCCATTGACGTCAATGTGCGCCCTGCCCACCTGAGGGCTCTCTACGATGTCCTCATGGGCTTTAAACACAACCCCGTGGCTTTCTAGCCACGCTCTGAAATCAGCCCGCGTGCCCCCGCTTAGAGGCCGTGACGTGTCTTTTGACTTCGATTGGATGGTCGTTGCCATTGTGTGATCCCTGATGAGTGTGTTACGTTGTACACACTGTTGTAACGATTTTCAATACGGAGGAAAGTATTTATGGCTATAACAGTTTCTCAAGCAGCCAGTGAGCCCGATTTTGAGCAGGTGCCCCCCGGCATGCACAAAGCGGTTTGTTATCGCTTCGTCGATGCGGGCACCGTCGATGAAGAGTATATGGGGGAGAAAAGCAAAAAGCATAAGTTCTTTCTTTTTTGGGAGCTGCCAGGTTTGAAGTTGGAGGACGATCGGCCTATGTCGATCTTCAGAGAATATACTTTCTCTTTGCACGAAAAATCAAAATTCACCGAGCATCTGACATCGTGGATGAATCGGCCATTAACCGACGCTGAAAAGCAAAGCTTTGATCTGACATCAGTTCTAGGTAAGGGTTGTAAGCTTTCGGTCGGTGTCACCTCAGGCGGTAACGCCAAGGTAACTGACGTGCATAACATACCTACCGCCTTCGACGCAGAGACGGAGGAGTTGCGGCAGTTGCCTACGCACAATGAGTTGCAGATCTTCGATCTCGATGTGTATTGCAAGGAGTTCAGCGGCGAGATGTGTCCTGAGTCCAAGGCGATGGTAGACATCTTCGATACGCTTCCGCGTTTCATTCAGAACCGCATCAATGGTTCTGAGGACGTAAGCCCTGCAATCCCGCCGTGTTACGAGATGCAAGCGGCTCTGGCGAAAGCGAGTAAAGCTGAGGCTGCGCCCACCGTGTCTGAGCCGCAGCCTATCGAAAATGACTTGCTGCCAGAAGATGACATCCCATTCTGAGCCTCGAGTATGAGCAGAATTACCACCTTCAAGCAGCTGGCGGACAAACACGTCCAAGGGAGACGGTCTATGGCCAAGGTAAAGTTCGAGTGTGATTTGGACGCCGGGGAGACGCTGATAATCTCGGCGTCCCTTGAGGAAGGCGTCTTCATGTATTACCCCGACGAAGACACCAAAGAAGAACCGGAGGGAGAAGACTCAGAGCCGATCGGTGAGTTCAAGGGCCTCAGCCCAGTGTTCCGCAAAATCAAAAGGTCTACTCACTGATGGACTTCAAGCCCGGCGTCTATGAGGGCCTGTCCTATGACCAATACGCTTCTATCGAAGCCTGGAGATCTCACGATCTCACGCAGCTGATCCGCTGCCCTTACACTTGGAAGTTCAAGCGAGACATCTCTGAATCGCCGGCGCTTCTTGAGGGCCGGGTGCAGCACACGGTGTTCTCTGAGCTCGACAAGTTTGATGAGGAGTTTGCCATCGAGCCGGCTGTCGATCGACGCACCAAAGTTGGCAAAGAGGCGTATGCAGAGTGGCTGGAGGGGCTGGGTGACCGGACCCCGATCAAAGAAGATCTGTATAACACCTGTATAGAAAGGCGACATGTACTGTCAGACTACATACCCGGGGACCAGGACAAGGTAGAGCTTGTGATCTGCTGGGAATGGCACGGACAGCCCTGCAAGGGGCGCATGGATTGGTATGACGGCCAGGACATCTGGGATCTCAAGACTTGCCGCGATGCGTCACCTCGAGGCTTCAAGAGCGCAATCAACAACTTTTTGTATTACCAGCAGGCAGCGTTTTACTTGACCGGCGCCCGAGCAGTCGGCCTAGCAGCTGAACAATTCTATTTCCTGGCGATTGAGAAGGCTCACCCCTATCCGTTCAACGTGTACACGCTCAGTGACGAAGCGATTGCCTACGGCGACGCCAAGAATGAGCAGGCGTTGTCGATTGGCCTGGAATGCCAACGCACGGATGAATGGCTACCCTACGGGTCCACACAGAAATGTATCGAATTCGATATCCACGATCTATACTGAAGCAGAGGGATAACGGCTCCCTCTCTTGCCCCGGTGCCGATGACTCCTAAGCTCGGGGCTTTTTTATGAGCTTGAGAGACTTGATGACGCAAAAGGAGCGGGCGCAGGAAGATCGCTGGGCCAAGGAAATCAAGTATTACGCTGCTCGATACGCCTGGTTACGACAGACCCGGAAGACCCGGAGGGGTTTCTCATGGGCGGAGTGGTTTGAGCGGAAGTTTGGGGAGTCGCTTAATGAATTTGCGGAGCGTCATCGAAAGGCTCCGGTTCCACCACCTCAGAATATCGAATGATTTCAAGAGGCGTCTCGTGATCCTCAACCTTGCTGTACTCAATGACTGCAAGGTCAGGCATGATGGCGATATCCGTCTTGTAACGCCGGCACGTTGAGATGGCGCATTCGATACTGAAGTGCGCCTCAATCACCAGCTCATCTGCTAAAAATGTCATTTGATGTTACCTGCCGTTTTGTGCCACCACATGCAGCGGATGTGCTCCTGATAGATCTCTGACTTGCTCTGACCGTGATACGCGACCGCCAGGTGCTCGTCAATCAGCAAGTCATTGAGACTGATTTGCATACCCGGCCACCACACCTCTGCGAGCAGCCTGCCAAACTTGCCCTTACCGTCTTTGTGGCTGATGATGATGCAGTCTTT